CATAAAAAATTGATTTGTTATGTTTATGATAAATCAGATACATCATTCGTTCATTCGTTTATTTGCACTGTAATGTCGATTATTGTCAATCCTGAATCTGTCTCTGTCTCTGTCTCCGCGCCTGTCGTTGATTCCAATAAAGAAGAATACTGGCCTCTTACCTTGGACGCGGTTCGAGATTGTAACATCTCGTATTTGAATGACAAATGGTCAGAAGATATGATTCGCGACGGAATGCGCTCCATTATTCGCGTTGGTCAGATCCCCGAAATTAGAGACAAAGAAATCGATGTTTGGACTTATCTGTCGAAATACAGTCCGCCGGCCGATCGCGGATTCATGTTCAGTTATGGTGAAGATCGCGTCGTCACACTTGTGGGTGAAAATATGGAAACAGGGCATTCTGGCGCAAGCATGGGATGGACCATGAGAAATATCGAGTTTATTGCGAAGAACGGACTTCCGGCGCACCGGACGATGTTTCTGAACAGACAGCGCCAGAATAATTAGGCAATGTATCCACATTCATTAGAATATGGGTGTTTCTACCGTCTTTGGGGAATTTTGCGGATATTGCTGCATGCTTCTTATATTTTTTATACGTTATCTTATACGTATCAAACAACGGATTATGAATCTCGTTCGACGGATTATGCCCATGAACTGACCGAGAGATCATCTTATACAATTTAAAATCAGGATACCTCTCTTCACCGTTTGATTTATAGAGAATATTTCGCCCCTTATCATCTGTTGTCCATTTCACAACCAACTTGATAATCGGGTCCGATTTACACAGTTTATCCACCTTGCGCAGATCATAAATGAAATAATCAAAAAGGGCGCATGCAAATCGGCACAAATCAAAACTGAAGTTCGGTTCTACTTTGGGTTTATCTGGGTTATAATAAGGCGGAAAATTGTATTGGGTTGCCGCGTCTCCTTTCGGATGAAAACTGTCACTGCAAATCAGTTGACCGCGGAATTTGTAGATTGCACGACCAAAATCAATGATTTTAAAAATGCGACCGTATGTAGGAACCTTATAATACTGATCTTCGTAGAGATAGTAAATGAACTCTTCGGTGGTTTCAATAAACATTACATTGTTTGTATGAAGATCATTGTGTGTGAACTCAAACATTTTTTGATACATGACAAGTGTCATAATCACTTGAAATAGAATCGACGACCACTCTTCTTTCGTCAATTCGTCCGTCATCATTATACGATCCAGTGTGCTTATACATTTTTCAAGAAGGATTGCCTGAATAGGAAAGTCTTTTATTTTCACGATGATTTGCTCATCGTCGCTATCATAACTTCCGCTGTCGGTTTCGGTGTCGCCGTCGGTTTCGGTGTCGCTGTCGGTTTCGGTGTCGCCGCCGTCGTCGTCGCCGTTATTTTTATCAAATGTTGAATCATCTACTTGAATAGACTCACTCTTGTAGTGTTCATCATCATCACTTATCGTAGTATAAGATGAGTTGGATTGAGATGATGAATCTGAATCACTCACATCGTCGTGGTCTCTTGTTTGATTTTTGGGTTGTAATGCGGTAGTGGTGGTAGTAGAAGAATCAATATCTGTTGCATCATTTACATTCAATTCAACATCTTCTACAGATATATTTGATTCTTCATTCACAACAGTAGAAAACCCCATATCGGTGACTTCAATCGGCGTAATTGTTTCTGCATCCAATATGTTGATTCGGTTTTTCACATTATAATAATCTTCCTCGTTTTGTAGATAACTATCTGCTGCACCGGTTGAACCAATGAGCGGTTTCATCTTGTTTCGGATCTTCATCAACTTACTAATATTCACATCCGAGAGATCACCTTCGATGTCATCTCCGAATTGAGAATAGTCAATCGTAAAAAGGTCGTTTTCATAGTTATTGAAGAAAGAACACCCGACGAGATAATCAATATCATCAAATACATTCGTGGAAAATTCTCGTTGTTTACACAAATAACTGCCGTAATAATCGACGCCATGAACGATTCCGTGTGTGTGAAGTGCGCGACTTGTTAAATACGAAAAGAACCCGTCCACATAGGATGTATTGTTTGTATTCAGAATCTTCTCTTCACACTCATCTAGCGTAGAATTATATTTAGGAAGAGCGCGGGTCTTATTCTGATGAACCTGATATTTACCAGAGAGATAACGAATCGGGTCTAATAATGGCGAATACTTCACAAATATTGGAACATTGTTTGTGTTTCCATTATCATCAGCAATCACTGTTTCTAAATGATTTAGAGAGCGAATGTCGCGGTCGCGGTCGCGGTCGTCCGAACGGTCACTCTCCATAATCTGCGATGGATGCGATATAATATTTTGTAAGTAATACATTTGATTCAACTGGATTCCATTATAGTTGGTATCATTGAGATCAAAGAATCGCGAATAAATAGGAATATAATTCTGGATATCATACAATAGCGCCGGTTCGATTGTATCCGGCGTATATTTATGTTTTCTGTAATGAAGTTGAAATGCGGTTGCATTGGTCGAAGACATGTTTGGTTGTTCCTAAATGATATGTAATATGATTGATAAATAGAAGTTTTATATATATTTTAAACGGGCAACCATTCGATTCCATTCGTAAAATGAAACAAAAAATAATATATCCTATTTTTATTACATCATACCAACATGAATCTAGAACTTGCCAAATTCGATATGAAAGCTATCAGTTTTCGTCCAGATGAAAACAAAGGACCCGTTATCGTTCTTATTGGACGTCGTGATACCGGTAAAAGTTTCCTCGTGCAGGACTTGATGTTTCATCATCAGGATATTCCCATTGGAACAGTCATCTCCGGGACGGAGGCCGGCAACGGTTTCTTCGCTGCACATGTGCCCAAACTCTTCATTCATGATGCGTATAATACCGCGATTATCGAAAATATTCTCAAACGTCAGAAAGCAGTGTTGAAGCAGGTGAAGAAGGAACATGATATGTATAAAAAATCGTCCATTGATCCGCGTACATTTGTTGTGTTGGATGACTGTTTGTATGATAACAAATGGACGAAGGACGTGATGATGCGTCTCCTCTTCATGAACGGGCGTCATTGGAAGATCATGTTAGTCATCACAATGCAATATCCGCTCGGTATCCCTCCAAATCTCCGCACCAATATCGACTACGTTTTTATTCTCCGCGAACCATATATTGCGAACCGTAAGCGAATCTATGACAACTATGCGGGTATGTTCCCCACTTTTGAGAGTTTTTGCCAGGTGATGGACCAGTGCACCGAGAATTATGAGTGCCTCGTCATCAATAACAACGCGAAATCGAACAAATTACAAGACCAAATCTTCTGGTATAAGGCGCAACAGCACGGTCCTTTCAAGTTGGGCAGTAAGGAGTTCTGGGAAATATCGAAAAATCTCGGTTCTGATGATGAAGGAGAGCAAGCGTATGATCCAAACGCTTCAAAAACCAGCAAGGCACCCAAGATTAATGTGAAGAAGAGTAAGTGGTGAGGGAAAGCGCTTTTGTTTCAACAAAAGCGCTTTTCTAGAATTAATATTTAAATAACAGGTATTGCTTCTTATTGAAAAAATTATTGTTTTGATTAACATTTACGTAATAGTGCTTTTTGTTTTTAAAAGCGTATAACTATTATGACGCGCTTTCATTTAAAGCGCTTTTATTTTATAAAGCGAATATAACTTAAAGACATTCGTATATACACAGTATAGCATACAAATATAACAATGACTGCATCATTCACTTCCTCTTCCGACACTATCAATATCGTTGAACTCATCGAAAAAAATCCGATTACAAAGTTGTCTCAAAAATATAATAATATCCTTCTCGATAAACTCCAAGAAAACTTTAACACATTCGAACAGCGATTGTTTGTCAGTAGTTTTTATTGTTACATGAATTACAATAATAATTCCGACTTTGTTGTTGATTTGGATGATGTATGGAAATGGTTGGGTTTTGCACAGAAAATAAACGTTAGAACATTGCTTGAAAAAAACTTCAAAATTAACGTAGATTATACTGTTTCCATTCCTGAAATTAAAAAATCAGAACAACTAGAAAAAACGTCAGGTGGTAGTGATGAAGAACAACCTTCCGAATCAACTGTTCCATCTAAACCAAAAAATGGTGGTCAAAACAAGCAAACTATCAGACTGACGATCCGATGCTTCAAATCACTATGCTTAAAAGCACAAACGAATAAGGCTAGTGAAATCCACGAATATTATATGAAAATGGAGGAAACACTTCATCAAATATTGGACACCGAAACCAGCGAACTTAAAGCCCAACTCGAACAATCCACCGAGCAACTAAACCAAGCCACCATTACACTCACCCAACAAAAGAAGCGTGCAGTCGAAAAGGTGCTCATATCTCAATTTCCAGTGAATACAGAATGTATCTACTTCGGAACAATCGACAATACAAACGAAGAAAACGAAAAACTAATCAAATTTGGTCACAGCAACGATCTCGCTACCCGCGTTGCTGATCATCATAAGAAATACAATAATTTCATTCTTACAGCCGCATTCCGAGTTCATAACAAAGTTGAGATCGAAAACCAAATCAAAGCCCACCCCAAAATTAAACGTCATCTTCGTACGATTGAAGTCGGTGGTAAAAACAAAACCGAAATCATCGCGTACGACAGTACCAATTTCACGATTGATCGACTTTCAAAGCATATTGAGGGTATTATTCATGCCAGAATGTACAATGTTGAAAATTTTAACCGACTTATTCAACGTAACCAAGAATTGGAAACCGAGAATGCAAAACTTGTTACCGACCTTGAGGCGCGAAACAAAACTATACACGAACTCACCCTCGCCAATAATGAACTCAAAGATAAGACCACACAACAAACCCAAGCGCTTCAAGTTGTCGCAAGTGATAATGAATCCGCCTTCGCACATGTTCTTCTACCGGAAGATGAACTCACCCAGAAATTCCACGAGTTCGTTGAAAAGTGCTGTATCGTACGCCCGGATGTCGAAGAAGAATCTGTCAATATCGAAGGACGGTTTCGTCTTTGGTCTCACACAAAACCTGCGAAAGAGACTTTCCATGCATTGAAACATTATATGGATGTCCGATTTAAACCCAAGCGTATTCGCGGAATTCATGGATATCAAGGTATTAAACTTAACACTGTTGAATATAAAAAGGTGGTATCGAATCCTGATCAAAACCCAGAGCAGTTTAACGTCGAAACTTTCCTCTTTCAAACGTGTAAATTCTCAGATTGTGGTAAAATATTGAACTCAGTATTATTGAAAGAATATCAGAAATGGAAACTGTCTGTTGGAAAAACGCTTACTGAAAATGACATGAAGAATCTAAAAACGTATCTTAACGCATGTCCTAACGCGTTGAAAGCGACTGTATGGTATGAAAACACTAGCAATGAGGGATATTATGGCATTTCTTTACGCGATGATTATTACACAATGTCACAGAATGTCATACAAGGTCAACCGAACCCAGTCATCAGTGTCCAAATATCAACTACTGGAAAGAAGGTCGAGAAACGCCTAGTCGTTTCAAATCAATTATTGAAGACATGGGACACAATAGCGAAAGCGGCTGCAGCTGAAGGTTTTTCTACAGCTAAAATGAGTCGCAGTGTAAAAGACAAAACCAAATTTCAAGATTATTATTACTGTGTATCGGGATCAGTTTAGATGTAAATCTATACTACAGTAATAATAATCAATTATTCATTTATAATCACAAAATTTATAATCACAAAATTTATATTTCTTCATTATTCAAGCCTCTGACGCATCTGACGCCAACTTCGACAATCCGTGGTCGCTATGCTTATCCATGACGACATCCTCGCTCTCAAAGAGTTCCTTCCTCATCTCTTCGACGGTCATAGTCACTGACGCCGTCTCATCGCCAGCATTCCAAATACCGCCGCCGCCGCCAACACTCTCACTTGCACCCCCCTCGAGATCACGAGGCTTCGCATCGACCAATGTCTCACCATCCGTTGCCAACATCTGCGTCAACTTATTTCCGCTCTCCTTTGCCAACTTGATATTCTCCTGAATTGCCTTGGCCTTTGTCTCCTTGACACGCTTATCAAACTCAGTCTTGGCCTGGTCCTCATTCTTCTTCTTCTCTGACATCAACTGGTTCAGAGTTTCCTCCATATACTCTACGCGCCCAGTCTTGTATGCATCCGGGTGAAATGGAACCCACATTCCCACAGGTCCGACAAATACATCGTGATTGGGATCAATCTCACGCAACATCTGGCAACGCAACTCGGCCTCCTTCTGTGACCCGAACACACCACGCACCTTGAGTCCACGCACTGATGTCTGGAAGTTGTGCTTCTCATTGAACTCGTTTTCGATATCGTCCTCATGCTTATCCAAAAAAGACTTATATTCATCGTAAATATTTGTCTTTTGAAGAATCTCCTTCTCTTCTTTAGCGAACTCTTGAAAATCGGCCGAGATTTTGTCAAAATTAATGTGGTGCTTAAATGATACGAAATTAAGAAACTGGATGAACTTCTCCATCGACTTCTGATAATCCCAGTAATGAAGAAACTTCTCAAAAAAGAAATGATCCTTCTGTTTCAAAATGTGTTCTGGAGAAACAAACGAAAGACATGCGAACTTTTGTCCAGCAATCGGTTTGTCTTCCTCTAACAAGTCAATATATTTAAGATTAACATCACCGTTATTGGTATGCTTTAGTTCAACGCCTGAAGGGGGTGGAAATGACATAATAAAGCGTGAAATAAAATGAAGCGCGACGCGAAGAAATGAATAACCTTTTTGAATTATAATATACTAGGTTATACTTTATTTAAGTGTTTTAACGCATTTCATTTCATTTCATTTCATTTTAATTTCTTCTTATTATTTATAATAAATCCCTCAATGTCTGGAGTTTTTGATTTAGGCGAACTCGTTAAGAGAACCATTAAGTATTTGGTGGAAGGTGTTATGGTTGCTATTGCAGCCTACGCCATCCCTAAACGCAGTTTGTCATTTGATGAGGTTGCATTGATTGCTCTTACGGCAGCTGCTACCTTCAGTATCCTCGATACCTATGTCCCGAGTCTAGCAGTATCTGCAAGGACAGGCGCTGGTTTCGGTATCGGCGCCAACCTCGTTGGATTCCCCACACCTCTTCGTGTATAAATACACCGCGAACACTGCTTTACTATAATATATGCTTCAACTAGTATATATTACAGAAATATGGTTATACTACCACAATTCAACGAGTTTAGAACCTGGATAGGATTACCGCCACCTAAAAAAGAAAGTGGTTCAGTTACTGAACTACGAGAACGTTTTAATTCATATCATTATCATATCGTCGAACGCGATCCTGACCGTTTTAGAATTTTCGTAGTTTTAGCAATTGTTTATATTATTGTTCTTCTTGTTCAACAAAAACGTTATTACTGGTGGTATCCCTCATTCAATCTCGCGATACCTAGTTTCGGTAAATCGTTTCCAGATAGTCGCGCTGAAGTCCATGTTGTCGTATCCGAATACATTATGAAGCGAATGCCAAGTGATATTGCGTTTTTTCGAATGACAGACATGAACCCGGTTTCTGCATTTACATCTCTAATAAAATCAGACGAGATGTCGGTGGAAGAAATGGACCAAATCATCACGAATACCCGCGTCATATTTATAGCGAAAATGATGAAATGGATTTACAATCGGGCGCGACCTGAACAAATTGCACCCGAAATCATCAATGAAAAAAACGGGACATTATTACACTCGGATTCAGCAAATACGCCGGCCTATCCTTCTGGACACGCAATCCAGACATATTATTTAGCCAAAATACTCGCGCGTAAATTTCCTGCAAAAACACACTCTATCATGGAAATCGCCACCAAATGTGCAAACATTCGCATCATGGCCGGTCTTCATTATCCAAGTGACCGCGATTTTGGGTGGTGGGTTGTTGATCATTATTTAACAGATACATAACAATTCACTTCACTTCACTTCACTTCACTTCACTTCACTTCACTTCACCTCGGGTAGGAGGTGTTTTCTTTTTTACAATATCTATCATTAATTTCTCATAATCGACATTCATTTTTTCGATATCACTATAACCAGGGCGCTGTATTACGCATAATGGTGTAATTAAATACCATCGGTCTTGACATTGAAGACGTTTCCAGTATGAATCACACGCATACGCAGTAATATTTCCTGGATTGGCTATAAGTGCTTCAAGTCCTTCTTCGAAATTGCGAATTAGTTTATCATAATAACGACTACATACAAGATAACATCCGGTAGTTTTACAATTCGATACACGAAAACAATCCGGCGCCTCGACTTTGAAAGGCGGGTAGTTATTACCAGAAAATAAGAGGACATCCCAGTCGTCATGAAACCGCGAAAGAAACGACGTGACCTGATGAACTAATATTTCAGGATGAATAAGCAATACATCATCCTCGCATATCAGTATATGATCCCATCCATTTGCCTTTGCAAGACGAATGCATTCAATGTGACTTTTGGTGCATCCGATCGCACCGTTTTCCTCATTTCTTATCGCAGAAAACCGCGGAATAGGTGTAAAATTGTAATCATTCGGATAAAGTGTCGTAAGTTCCTTCAAATGGTTTTCGAATAATTCGCGCCGGTCATTGCGCGAATCCAAATTAATATAAATAGCGTGTTTTATATCTGCAAATGAGCAAAGCATAACACAAATGCAATAAATAATATAATGAATGGAGATTATTTATACTGATTTACTTGTTATGATAATGAATGAACTTAAAAACGAAAACATACATCATAATAATATTATATAGTCATCATGATAACAATAACAATAATGGGTGGGTTAGGAAACCAACTATTTCAAATATTCACAACGATTGCGGCGTCATTACGCAATAAAGATACGTTTTTTTTTATGGAATATGACGAGTTACCTGGGTCGCATGGGTTTTCGCGTTATACGTATTGGTCGACCTTGTTTCGTGGATTAAGAAAATACCTGACTCCATCAAGTGATGTCACTGAAAAAATGTTTCAATCATTAGTGCGTTGGGATGAAATAGGGTTTCATTATACGGAATTGCCAACTGAAACCCTGAAATATACGAAACCACTTCGTCTTCACGGTTATTTTCAAAGTTACCGATATTTTAACGATACATTCGCGGAAATATGCAATATTATAGGACTACGAGAACAGCAGAATTGGATTAAGAAACTTTACGGGGGCGAATCATGGAGTAGTGAATATTGTGGAAATCCCAACAAGAAACGAAAATTAGTAAGTCTGCATTTTCGAATTGGGGACTATCAACATCTAACACATATTCATCCTGTGATGTGTGTAGACTATTATTATCACGCAATCACACATATGGTCTCGGCGTCATCCGATGCATATACGTTTATTATATTCTATGAATCGTGTGATAATGATATTGTCCTAAAAAAAATATCAGAGATTAAACACCGTTGCGCAACAGATATAAATAGTCCCGCCTACGGTCGCGATATCCAGTTTCATTTCGTCCGTGAAACAATCGTGGATTGGCAGCAGATGCTTTTAATGAGTGTGTGTGACCACAATATTATCGCCAATAGTACATTTAGTTGGTGGGGTGCGTATTTTAATGCGAACCCTGGGAAGGTCGTCTGCTACCCGAGTGTATGGTTTGGACCCGGTGTTTCTCATGATACACGTGATCTGTTTCCGGAATCATGGGTGAAGGTGGATGTTTGATGTAATTGTGGTGAACTTGATCTGCCCTCACGGTGTAGCGATAAATTCCCAATCCAATTCAATACATATCTTCTTCCATATCTGGTCTTGTTCAATCCGTTTCTCTCGGTCTTTCAACATTGGAAAGAACGGCAGGAACTCGCGACGCCCCAGGAGTTCACACAACTTATAAACAGTATAATAATAATTCAGAAAGTTCACACGGTCATCCGGGCAAAACTTC